GTCATTAACGCCCGGTCGATCATCATGCCCTTGGCCTGGCATTCCTTGAGCTGGTCGATCCAGGGGAAGGTCGGCTTTATCCATGAATATGGAATTTCTTTGCGATTACCCAAAAGACCGGAGCTTCTCCAGCCCTGAAGTTTCCATTCGAAGGCAGGTGTGTAATAAAAACCGTCGAGCTTGCTCTGCCATTTGATAAAAGACTGAAACGCCTGCTCCAATACGGCCCGGCTCTGCGAATAATTACTGTTAGTCCAGTCTAAAAGGACTATTTCAAGGGGCAGCCCCAGCGGCAGGCCCAGCAGTCTTAAAAACAGTCTCAGTGACTCGCCAAAATTCTTGCCGGGTATATTGTGCTCAATCCCCTCGATCTTCTCGCCCGGCCGGGCGTGGAACATAAGGGCATACTCGAGCTCCATCAGCCGCGAGCCCAGCTGGCCGGTGGTATCGGCCCCCGCTTTTTTAGGATCTTCCTTGCTTTCGATAAATGCCCTCTGGTCCGCGTTCTCACGAGTGACTGCGACCGCCAGCCTGCTCAGAAGCTGCATCGCAATCGCTTCCGAATCGCAGACATCGTTAATCCTGTGCAGCATTGCAAAAACACTCTGGCAAGCAGGCACCCCGCGGGTGGAGCTGGGCCTGTCCGGATTCGTCATAAAAAGAAAATTCGCCGGGTCAATTTTTCTCGACGTTGTCGTATTGAGATATCCGTGATCGTTATAGCCGCTCACCCAGTACCCGGTCGGAACGCCGAATATATTTTTATCGATCCCGTCCTTCGACTGGTTGCCGCCGTTTATCTGCTCGGCCTCGATAATCTGCAGGACGCCTTTATTCGTTTTTATAGCACCGATGTCACCGCAAAGTATGGCCTCTCTGAGGAACATCTGTGCCGTCTCGAACCCCAGGAGCAGCCCCCTGATTTCAGGCTTGAAATTCCAGGAGTTCCAGAGACCCTCCAGTTTTTTATTGAAATTTGTATTGTCGGTTTTTACCTGAAGCGTGAAGCCGGAACCGACCATATAATCTATGGCCCGGTCTATCATTCCCTTATACAATCCGTTATCGCGATAAAAGGTCCTGCTCTGATTTATAAGTCTCGGCCGGTCGTATCTGCTGTGGGCATCGCCGGAGCCTCCGGAATGGCCGCGGCCCCCCCTCTCTGCAATTGAAGCGGATCGGAAACCAAGTGCCGTATATCTGCCGAACTGACCCTCGATGGTAATCTTATCGTGCCCTGTATCTTCTCTTTTTGGCGTCCTTACGGCAGGCATTAAATCAGCATCCTTCCCTGTGTGAAGCTTGTTCTTTCAACGGTCGTAGTGGAGCTTCCGAGGTAATCTTCTATTTTTTTGGCCTGGTCCTTAAGCGATTCGTAGTCCATCGACTGCGATTCCTCCGCTATTCGCAGCGGCCTGTTTGCGAGAATAAATCTTATGGCCTCGAGCGCGTTCTGTGCCTTGGTGGAATCCCCCTCCCATAGAAGATTATTATTCAACTGTCCTATCGCATCGCTTAAGCTCGATAAGCTGGTAAGTGACATAAATGCCCTTTCTTTGGGCAAATAAAAAACGGCAAGTCGATGAGTTGGCACCAACTTGCCGTTTAATATTCTTAACAATAGCCGCCCGTCGGCGGCCGATTGATCGCCCTTTTATTCAATTGTCATCATTAAATTTCCTATAATGGCGGATATTACACAATGAAAAAATAGCCTAAAACCCGTTTCAACCGAAAATACTTCCAAGTTTGGAAGTATTTTATACTTTTTCGCCGAACACAGTATATGTTTTCCTGCAAACCGCCCTTTTGCATATACGATATTGACGGCCTAATTTATTGTCTGTTCGTCGGCAAATCGTATCCGTTGTCCCGCACCGCGGACATCTGCTTACCGTGGGGAATGACCATTTATTCCCCGCCTTAGCCTCTACTTCCGGCGTCTCAATTGTTTCCTCAGACTCGGTTTCCTGCTGTAAAGTTTCCTGCTGAATCTGTGTTTCAGCTCTTTGTTTTACTTTTTTCTTCGACATAATTTTACCCTTCAATCTTTTTGTATTTTGAGTTTCTAAACATTATTGTATTTTCAATTTCGATGATGGGAATATCTGCATATTGCGGAATAGATTCAAAAGAAGGATGGCTTAAAATAAATGAAAATCCATCAAACCTAATATCATAATCTACCCTGATTATTGTAACATCATCCGGAACATTTTCAATTAAAGGCATCTGTAAATATTCCGACCCGTTTTGTATTACAAAAAAAATATATATATATTCATTACTGATTATCAGTCTCTTAAATCTTCTCTGTTTCAAAAACTGTTTTGTATTTTTCTCGACTTTCTCAAGTCTTTCGTTATATATTTTTTCTAACTCATTTTCCGTATTTTTTCTTTGTTCATCGCTAAATATTTGCATAATATAAACTCCTTAATATTTAGTTCTTATTGTCCGCTGCCCGACCGCTCGGCCCTGTTCTTGTTTATTTTCTTTTTGTGCCCTTTTTATCATCTCTACATAATCGATATCCTGCAATGCGAACACACCGGCCAACTCGGCCGCCAGGTCGCAATAGACGCTCGCATCCCAGGGATGATTATCGCGAAAGCCCGGCTTCTTTTGCCATGTCACTATCTCCCTGCCGGACCGTGCCCGTTTGACGAACTGCGCTTCCGATGCTAACATTCTTAAAATTTCGTACGGCAGATCATTCGGCAGGTGCATATACCCGGGGCCGGGTGATTTTTCTTTATCGAACATTACCTGCCAGAGCCGGTCCTTGCCCATATCGACGTTCAGATCGAAGCGTTTTAATGCCTTGCCCACCACCGGCCGGACCTTGTAAAGTGATGTTCTCATACGGTCCCGGCCATAGCCCATAACCGGTATGACCGTATCGGGCGAAAATCTCAGGCAGAAATCGTAAACTACCGTGGACTCCTCGTCCCGATTCTCCGCCTGCTGATACCGGCAGTCCACTGCGGCTCTTGATGCAAAGAATTTGATTGTCTCATCCGCCTCAGAAATCCAGTCGGCCCGGATTACCTGCTCGACGATGTCCCAGTTCTCCGGCCTGCCCGTATGGCCGGTCTCTATTCGCCCGGCGTAAAGAAGCCATTGCTCATTTCGATAGCCATAGCCTTTTGTCACTATCCATACGTGATCGGACTGGACATCGATACCGTGACATATTATCTGAACCTTTGCCGGAACATTGCGGTCCCGCATCGAATAATCGCTAATATGAGACTGCAAAATAGTAAGCGAAGTCGCCCTTTCCCTCTGCTCCCACGCGCGGGCGTTCTGATTGTTCCAGAAATTCCGTTCCGGAAGTATATTTCCCGCATGTTTATGCCTGACCGCCGCCGCCCATTCGGCAGCCAGGGTATCTACCGTCGTGAACATCGGATCAACCAGTACGGACGGTATTCTTATCGCCTTTTGTGTCGAATCCTCGTATTGCCCGATGATCTCACCGTCTTTTCCTATCGTGCATCCTTCCGGGCACGCCCGGCATCCGGAAATGGCCGCCTTGCGCTCGAGCTCCGACCATTTAGATTGGCAGTTCGGGCAGACATACCAGGCATGTCTCTTTCGTCCGTGGCCGCGTTTGTAATCGGCGGGCTTGAGAAAGTTGCCGTCTTTGTCTTTTTCGAGCTTGACATTCTCGAACATCGCCTCGTGATATACCCCGCATTCCGGGCATGGAATATGAATAGACCATTTCTGGCAGGCCTCGAAGTTGATATCGGCCAGATCGTTCTTGTTTTTCGGACTTGTTACGTAAAACTGCTTTGAAATCTGCTCGTATGTCCTCGTTCGATTGCCCAAAAGGCTTATCGCATCGGTATCGTCTTTAACTTCCTGCGGCCATAATGCGACTTCATCGCCCGCCACGTAACGGGAAGGATCGTCCGAAAGGGTAATCGGGCTTGTAGGCCAGGCTAAGATAAGCTGCATATTATCCAAATCGGTCGGCTCGCCGATTAGAAGGTTGCGAATATCACCGCCAAGGTGTCGCAATATTCGCGGTGAGTTTTCGAACGCCGGCTTGAGCCGCTTAATTCTCTTTTTGATAACCTTTTCATCGGGCAGGACCACCTTCATCGGCCCCGGGTCGATATCAATACAGTACCCCATCCAGCCGCCTAATATAACGCTTTTGCCCGTCTGCGTGGCGGCATAGACCCATATAACCCGCGTAGTAAGATCGCACAGCCAGTTAATAACGCACCGCCAGTACGGTGTTATCGATAATTGCCACGGTCCCTTGATTCTCGATGATTTCGCCGGCAGTACGTAATACTGGCCCATCCAGTCTAACATGTGCTGTTTTTTTCGCGGGGCGAGTATCTCCAGCTCCTCCTCGAACAGCGGTAGAGGACGGTATTTAATTAGTCGCTGGTCGTTAGTCGTTAGTCGTTCGTTTTTTTCAATCGTTGCAGTCATTTTTAACCACGGATTTCACGGATTCATAATTTCCAACTTTAGCTTCCTTTAGTCACTTTTGTATTGATATACTTCAATCACCATAGATACATCTCATTATCACCTTTTTTAGTTGATGAGTCTCTGCTTAGCCACCATTGCCAGTATTCTTCGGGATTGCTCCAACAATTAGGATGTTTACTAACAGCATAATTATATGTTTTTTTAATTGCTCTTTCCCATGCCCTACATATTTTAGGCCATCGCTGTAAGTGCTCGTTTATATTATAATTGATGTAATTCCAGATGTCAGTAGTTGTCCAGTCAATAATTACATGAAGATATCTTTTACCTGAATGTCTATAACAATGTTCTACCATTTTACGTTTACTGCGATTTGTGCTTTCATTCCATCGCACTCCAGTAACAACTAATCGCCCTTCTCCGCCAAATTCTTTTTGTGTCTGGCAACAATATCGAGTCTGTCGCAACGGTGGTTGTTTTTTGTGAGCGATAAGCTCCCACATAGTTTTTTTCGGCCTGTGAATAGTTACATCTGAATGCTCTTTAACATGACGCACTACTTCTGGCGGGTCTGCCGTGGTAAGTGCATGGTGGGCATCATATTTACATCCAGAACGCCGGACTAAATCCAATATAACATCCGAATCCTTGCCTCCTGAATAAGCTACATAATATCCTTCTGATGGCTCAAATGTTTTCAGCCTTTCAATCGCTATTTCTTCTAAAGTTTTTCCTGATAATGTTTTCATATTATAAATTGGTGCGTCAAGTGATTTATTGCCTTTAATTTTAGCTTATTTCCGTTTTTTCCGCGGAATCCGCAGTCCTTTGTGGTTTTAAAATCTCATCCAGCTCTTCGAGTTTTTTTTCCGCATCGCGGCTCATTTTCAATTCCGCCGGCACATACTGGACCTTGGCCATAATCTCGTCCCTGAACTCCTCTAACCGTGATACTATCTCCTCGCGAGTCTGACCGAATACGCGGTTGGCAAGGTCGGTTATGGCATTAAAAGAGTTTACGATATTCTGCAATATAACGCATCGCCATGCAATTACCGAGCCGCGTTCTATCAGCTCGCCGCGGTCCTGCTCCAATTTCAGACGTTCTCTTTCGGTCTTTACGCTCTGAAAGGGATTGAGGGAACTGACGGCCGTATTGCCGCGGACCGCTTTTTTCAATGTAAAGTCCTCGAACCACTGTATAGCCGCATGAAGATCGAA